CTTTGCCCGCTGGAGGCGGAGTCCAAGCGGCAATTGGACGAATTTATCCGGATTTGCCGCCAGACCTGGGAGGGTGGATAAAACTTTTACTGGTATGTCCTTGACATGTTCACACTATCCATAGTACCATTTCACCAAGAAGTTCAGATTCTGTCGGAATTTTTATTATGGCTGATACCACAACCGTAGTTTCACTCACCACTCTGGAATCCCAGGCGACTGCGTCTCTGGCGGCAAAGGCCGTGGGGGACCAGTATACTGTCCTTTCGGGGGCTCTTCGCGACATCTTTCTTGAGCATGAGCGAAGTCGCCGGGAATCGGGGGTTGAGGAACAGATGATTACGGCGCTTTATGACTTTAATTGTCAGTATTCTTCGACCAAAGCAGCGGAATTGCAGAAGGCCGGCATGGCGACCACCTATTTCGGCCTGGTAGGTGAAAAATGTACGGATGCTTTAAGCTGGTTGTCGGATGTTTTCCTTGGCGAGTCGTCAAAACCGTGGCAGTTGAAGGCCACTCCTGTCCCCGAAGTGCCGGAAGAGCTGTCAGAATTCGCTCTGGCGGCCGGGGTCAAGGAGGCCAAGGGGTATTTAGAGGGTTTGGGACAGGAACCCACCCCTGAGGATGGCGCGAAGGCCGCTTCTTTGGTACGCCAGGCCATGCAGGACGCGGTTTTGGTCGAAACCGACCGTCGCGCCAAGCAAATGGAGCGCCAGATTAACGATCAGTTGACCGAGGGGGGCTGGGGGCCCGCGTTACAGGATTTTCTTTTTGATGTTGTAGTGGAAAAGGCCGCCATTCTCAAGGGGCCCATTGTCCGGGAGCGGCAAAAGAAGGTTTGGGGCAGGAACGCCAAGGGTCGCCCTACGGTTTCGTACGCCTGGCACCCCGCAATGACAGTTTCCCGAGTCAGCCCGTTCGATGCGTACCCGTCTTCCGCGACGGTTGGGTTTGAGGGCGATTTTATTGAGCGAACTCGGTACCGTTTGTCTGATTTGTTCTGGATGTTGAAGCAAGATCACTTTGTGGAGTCGCAGGTGCGCTCAGTTATTGCCGATTTTCAAGTTCTGGCAGGAACGGATACCCGTGTAGTGGATTCCAACGTGGCGCCGGTACTGCAGGGTCAGACGGGACAGGCGAAAGTGGCAGGTACCGTGGAGGGTTTGGACTACTGGCTCACGGTTACCGGCGCCTGGCTACGAAATGCAGGTTGGGCCAAGATGCCGTTCGGCGGGGAGATTAAAGAGGACCAGTTGTACCATATTGAGGTTATTACTGTGGCGGGCAAGGTGGTTTTCCTCGGTGAAATGGAGGATCCGCGGGGGAAAAAGCCGTACTACAAGACCGGGTGGATGTCGATTCCAGGGTCTTTTTGGTACAAGTCTCTGCCGGAGATTCTCAAGGATATCGGGGACATTTGCAATGCCGACGCGCGATCCCTGGTTAATAACATGGGTCTGGCGTCCGGGTTTCAGGTGATTATTCCGGACATTCAACGATTGCTTGGGGACAAGTTGACGACGATGTTTCCGCATAAGATCTGGCAGTTTAAGAATCCGACGAATTCTTCGGCTTTGCCGATTGACTTCAAGCAGCCGGATTCCAATGCGCAAGAATTGCTGGCGATCATCAACGAATGTCGTCAGTGGGCGGATTCGCGCTCGGGGGTGCCTAAGTACCTCGTGGGTGGCGAACCGCCCCCCGGTGTCGGTCGTACAGCGTCGGGCATCTCGATGCTGCTGAACAGCGCCGCCAAGGGCATCCGGCGCGTGGTTATCGCCGTGGACCGAGATGTAGTGTGCCCGCTGTTGGAAAAAATCTATGAGAAGAATTTGATGGACTCCCCGGATGCCTCCGTATTGGGGGACCTGGAAGTCGCTCCTGCTGGTGCGGTGGAGACCCTGGTTAAAGCGGAATTGGCGGAACGGCGTCTTTCTTTGATTGACGCCATGGCCAAGTCGCCGGACGCCGAGCTGGTTGGCGTTCGAGCCCGGGCCAATGTGTGGCGGGAAGCGTTTCGTTCAGTTGAAATGGACGGTCCCGCGGTCCTGGTGCCCATTGAGAAGATTGAGCAGAAGGCCGAAGCGAATGCCCGAGCGGAGCAGAGCAAGATTGAAGCGGAGTCCCAGGCGGCACAGGCGCAGGCCCAGGCTGGCATGCTGGATGTCCAGATCAAACAGGCTCAGTTGGAGGTCGAGAAACAGCGTTTGACAATGGAGTCTAAAATTCTGGAACTGAAACTGCAGGCCCAGATCGCCGAGAACCAGCAGCGGACGGCCATTACAAAACGGATGGCTAGCTCAGTGGACCTGAAGACCGCACAGGAACTCGGGCAAATCGGGGTGAAGAACAAGGAGGAGAAGGGGAATGAACCTGTTTCAGATGTCACTGTCGGAATGGAAGAGGCTGGAGTCCCTCCGGTCGTCGAATCCGTTGTTCCAGGAGTTCCTGGTGAAGCTGCAGAATTGCCTCCAGGAGTTGTTGGAGAACCTGCCCTTGCAGGAGAAAACGGAGTTGTCGAGATCCCAGGGGGCGGCCCTGTGGCTTAAGTCTTTGATCGAGGGAATTGAAAACAAACCCGCCAGCGATGGCGAAGCAAAGGAGGAGTGAGTATGAAGAAAAATGGGTATGGATTGGTGGCGGGCGTCCTGTTAATGTCGGCGCTGACGTGCCTTGCGGCCAAACGCGAGGATGTGGACCTTTCGGCGTGGCGGATTAATGGAACCCAGGTGACCGCGACTGCGGCGGAGCTAAATACCCTGGGCCCTTTGTCGTCTTTGGTGTTGACCAATGTGACAAAGAGCACTGGTGCGGTGACGGCGACGGCTGCGGTAACCCCGCAGGCTCCCGGTGCGCAGACCCCGACGATTACTGTTACGATGCAGAAACCCGGTGCCCAGACCCCGACGATTACGGTGACAGCCCAGCGGCCCGGCGCCCAGACGCCTACGATCACGGTGACTCCGCAGACACCGGGAGTAACAACGCCGACAATTACTGTCACGGCTCAGCGGCCTGGCGCTCAGACCCCGACGATCACGGTGGTGCCGGTGTTGGCAACTAACACCTGGATATATCTGGATGGTGCATCGAATATCGTGACCAATACGATTGTTTATGTTGCGAGCGCGACAGCGACATGTTCGGCACTGCTTGACTATCCGACCAACGCGACCGCGACTTGTTCTGCGTTGCCTGACTTTGCCACGAACGCAACTGCGACCAGTTCGGCGTTGCTTGATTACATGACGAACGCAACTGCGGCCAGTTCGGCGTTGCTTGATTATCCGACTAACGCCACGGCTACGTGTTCGGCTCTTGTCAACTATGCTACCAATGCCACAGTGGCGGTCACCGTCACCGGCGGCGATGCGGTTGTGACGAATATCACGGTTCAGCGGTAACTTGGGGGAATGGGGGCCGTGGGTAAATCCCACGGCCCCCCTTGCCGGAGGGCAATTATGAAACTACTTTTATGTGCGGTGTCCCTGTTGTGCGCGGGTTCCATTTTTGCCGCCGGCTCGGTGTCTGAAACGAGAGCGGCAAGTGATCCTCCGCAAAAGGTTACGCTGGCCTGGACGGCGGCGCTTGACGGCACGGTGGCAGTCACCAGTCAGCCGGTGCGGGGTGAAATGTCGCGGGTAGTGTTTTACAATGGCACCCCGGCGCCCACGAATTCGACGTATGCGGTGACATTGAAGGATGAGTCGGGGGTGGATTTGCTGGCGGGTCAGGGTTCGGCGGTGGCTTCGAATGCGGTTGGTAGCGCCAGTCAGATTATCCCTGGAGCGTTGGTGGTGTCGACTACCGGCATAACGAACCTGTTTCCTGTGGTGGTGAACGGTAAGCTGTCGTTGGGCATCTCGGGCGTGGGCACGAACGCCACGGCGGGAAAGCAAGGTGTGGTTATCCTGTACCTGAAGTAATTCGGCGTAGCATGTCTTGGTTTCGGAAAGTGAAGGAAAAGCAGCGAAGGCGCAAGGTGAGGGTTCATAGTAAACCTTCCCGGCGGTTGCTGGTGAGGGAATTGGAAGATGCAGACAGGGAGAGTTTAGGTGACGTGCGGGATTTACGGGATACACAATCTGGCTAATGGGAAGTGGTATGTTGGACAGAGTGTGCAGATTGAGGCACGTAAATAGATACATATCAAAAAATGCGGGAACACATTCGGTGTTTGGCGGAGGCGCATCGCGGTACGAAGTTACGAAACGGTAAGTATGATTAACCTAATAGGCCTCGACGGCTAAGACCCGTCGCCCTATCGTAAAGCCTTCCGTAAATCGGCGCTTTACAAAGGAGTTGGTGAGAACTATGAGTAACGAAGTAAAAACTGGCGGGGAAGAGAACGTTTCGATTTTGGGACAGCTTTTGGCTGAGGAAGCGGCGTCGGGTACCGAGGCAAAGGCGACTCCGGAAGTGGCTGAGTTGCAACGTGCGTTAGCTTATGAAAAACAGAGAAATGATTCTCTACAGGGTCGGGTTGACAGTCAGTTACGTCCGTTGAATCAGACGGTGCGGGAGTTGCAGCAGCAGTTGAACCAGGTGCGGGCGAACCCGACGAGGGTGGAGGTTCCCGCGACCGAAGTGTCGACGGTCACGGTACAGGATCTCCTGGCCGAATTGTCCCCGGCCGACCGGGAACTGATGGGCGAAAAGCAATTGAATATCCTGGCGCGGCTTATTGAAAAGCCGACCTTGGCGATGGTCGACAAGGTGCGCAACGAACTGCAAGCGAGTTTTGACGCGAAATTTGATACGCGTCTTCGGCAGATGGAAGGGCAGATTGCGGGGCAGACCGGCCGTGAACTGTGGGACCGGGTGGATCAGATGTCCCCGGGCGCTCGTGACCGGAATGATGTCGACGATCCGCAGTGGGTTGAGTTTCTGAACCAGAAGGACCCGATCAGCGGTCGGATGCGCAAAGACCTGGGCAACGCGGCGGTGGACGCCGGCGACGTGGCTCGGTTGGCCTTGCTGCATGACGAGTTCTTGAAATTGACGGGGCAGCCCAAGCCGGAGAGAACGGGGGATGGTGGGAATCGGGAGTTGCGGCCGGAGGGGAGTCGGGCGGAGCCGGGAGTCAGTTCCTCGACGCTGCCGACCTTGAAGAACTCTGAGATTGAAACTTTTTACAAGGATCTTGCGAGTGGCAAGTATGAGGCCAAGCCTCAGTTAGCGGAGAAGATGGAAGCTCTGATTACGGCGGCCATACAAGACGGACGGGTTGTCTGATCTTGCGGGGTATGCCGTAGCGGGGAAAACAAAAGAGAAAAAGGAGGATTGCTATGGCATATCCATTAGCGGCGGGCGTGCGGAATATCGGATCGGATACCATGCGGTATATTCCGGTTATTTATTCCGGTAAAGTGATGGCCGACTATCGGGCTCGGACGGTGTTGACCAAGGTGACGAACTCGGACTATGAGGGCGAGATCAAGAAGTACGGGGACTCGGTTTGGATTCGTTCGGATCCCGTGATCACGGTTCGCGATTATCGCAAAGGCCAGAATCTGGTTAATGAGCAGCCCGAGAGCACGGCTCAACAGCTGCTGATCGACCACGGCAAGTATTGGTCATTCGTGTCTTACGACCTGGACAAAGTTCAGACTGATCTGAAAAATTGCCTGGGGCGTTGGTCCGAATCCGGTTCGTACGAGATTACCAAGGCGATTGACCCCGAAGTGTTTGCGGCCATGATTTCGGGCGCGGATGATGACAACTACGGGGACACTGCCGGCGCCATCTCGAACAACATTGAACTGGGCACGGCGGCCTCAGGTCGCGCGGTCACTAAGTCCAACATCCTTGAGCTGTTGGTCGACTGCAAAACGGTTCTGGACGAACAGAATGTTCCTCCAGAAGGGCGCTGGGCTATTCTGTCTTCCCGGATGGCTGGGTTGATCAGCAAATCGGATCTGAAGGACTGCTCTCTTACGGGCGACAGCACTTCGGTTATCCGCAATGGCCGCCTGGGCGAAATCGCCCGGTTCGAGTTGTTCGAGACCAACCTGCTCCCGACGACCGGTCTTAGCGCGGGCGAAGCGTATGTTATCTTTGGCAACAAAGCTGCCACTACGTTTGCGACTCAGCTGGTTGAGTCCAAGATACAGGATGATCCGTTCGGTTTCGGGCAACTGCACCGCGGTCTGAACGTGTACGGCTTCAAGGTTGTGAAGGCCGTGGGTGTGGGCTACGCCGTTGCGGCGATGTCCTAAGTCGGTTAACAGTTATTAGGAGGGTTTAGTTATGGCAGCTTCAGCAGATCTGACAACGCAGTTGGAAACCATCGAGCAGGGGGGTTTCCCCTCGGTTGGTCCGAAAGTGGGATTGATCCAGAACGTGGTGGATATTCCGATTGGCTACGAGGCCGCGAGTTATATCAAGATATTCGCCCTTCCGGCGGGTTGCCTTGTGCTTGCGGCTGGGTTTGAGATCGTGGTGGCCTCTACCACGTCTCTTACGGTGGCCTTGTCCAAGGCCACCACGGGCGCCGATTATTGTGCACAGACAGCGGCCGACGCGGCCGTTGGCACGAACGTGTGCGGTGCGGCAGCTCTGTTCCCGCTCATCAACACGGCGGCTTCGAGTGTGTATGTCGTGACGGCCGCCGCCACGCAGGCACTTGCCGGGCAGATCCGGGTGTGGATGATTGTGGCCGATTGCAAGGACATGGCGTAAGGTTCGTTTCGGCAGTGGCAACTCGCATGGCGGGAGAAATCCGCCATGCGAGTTCGCCTAATTTCCGGGGAGGCTGCTCATGCGTAAATGGATTCTGTCTGCTGTTTTCAGTTTGGCGGTCTCCGGGGTTTTTGCTTTTCCAACGCATGTCAGCACCGGCACTTTTGACATAGCCACTTCGGGTATCGCGTCTTGGAATGCGTTCAGCTGGAAATGGTCCAATCGCGATGTGCAGCAGTTTTCTCTCACCTTCACCAATTCCGCCACGGGCGAAGATGTTTTTACTGGCATAACGAATATCCAGTTCCGGATGAGTTATCCGGAAGCGGGTCCCTATTTTCTTACTTTGGCGGATACCACGGTGGCAGTTACGTCTAACTCGGTGACCTGTGTATTGCCTTCGGTTTTGGCCACCACGAACATCCCGTTTCCTAGACGATATTACGCGGAGTTTATCGCGTATGCGACCAATCAATCCACGCGCACGTTAGCCAAGGGGATGGTGGAGACCTCGTGGTCTGTTTTTTACAACACTAATAACGCGTCTTGGACTCCTATTTATGTTTCCTGGCCGACTACGAGCATAGTGACAGTGGAGAGCGACCCTATTGCCGGTCCCAGGATTACGACTGCGAGTAACTACTTTGAGTCTGTGACGGTTAAAACCAATGATGCCAGGTTAACTGACGCCAGAACCCCTACCGCGCACAATCAGGCATGGCCCACAATCACGGCCACGCCCACTACCGTAGCCGGCTACGGGATCACAGACGCGGCGACCGGCACTCCGGTCTATGCGGAAAGCGATCCGAACTGGGGCGCGGTGAGCAATGACATCACCGGCAAGGCGGGGCACGGCGAGACGGCCTATGGCTGGGGCAATCACGCCACCAACGATTACAGCACTGGCACGCCGGTCTATGCGGAAAGCGATCCGAACTGGGGCGCGGTGAGTAATGACGTC